CCAACAGTTTTCATGTAGAACTTCTGACGGAAGATTTGGTAGAGCAACAGACGCTTCAGGTTCTTTTATTGGACCAGCTAGAATAACTTATATTCAAGCTGAAGGAGTAGCTAACAGCAATGTCAAACTTTATGATGGAACAAGTGACTCTGGAACTTTAGTATTTGAAGCTAATTGCGGAACTGAAGGACTAGACATATATGTTCCTGGCAGTGGTATCAGATGTAGAACTGGAATATATTTAGATTTAACTAATACGACATCGGTAACTATTGGTTATACTGGCTAGGAGGTTAAATGGCTAACACTACCTCTGGAACAACAACGTTTGATAAAACTTTTGCTATTGATGAAATAGTAGAAGACGCTTTCGAACGAATTGGATTACAAAACGTAGCTGGATATCAACTTAAATCTGCAAGAAGATCTCTCAACATATTATTTCAAGAGTGGGGTAATAGAGGTATTCATTATTGGGAAATAGATGAATTAGATTTAGATTTAGTTGAAGGTAAAGCAGAGTATGATTTTTTTAGATCAAGTGATGATGGCACAAGTGCTACTTCAACACCAAATGGTATATATGGAATATCCGATGTCCTTGAAGCACAACTAAGATCTAATAGAACTCAAACAACACAATCAGATAGCCCTATGACAAAAGTAGATAGATCTACTTACGCAGGGTTTTCTAACAAATTATCTAAAGGCACACCTAATCAATATTGGGTAGAAAGATTTATTGATAAAGTTAGAATTCATGTTTATCCAACACCAGACTCTACAAATGCATCTAAAGATATGCATTTTTATTATATTAAAAGAATTCAAGATGTGGGTGATTATACAAATGCAACAGACGTACCATTTAGATTTGTTCCTTGTATGACAGCTGGTTTGGCTTTTTACTTATCACAAAAATATCAACCACAAATGACACAACAAATGAAATTATACTATGAAGATGAATTAGCTAGAGCATTAGCAGAAGATGGTTCAGCTTCTAGTACATATATTACACCTAAAGCTTATTACCCGGGAGCATAATGCCAAAGTACGCAACAGGAAAACATGCAAAAGCCATATCTGATAGATCAGGTGTTGAGTTTCCATATAGAGAAATGGTTAGAGAATGGAATGGTTCTTTTGTTCATGTATCAGAATTTGAACCAAAACAACCACAATTAGAACCAAAACCAATGTCTGCAGATGCTATTTCTTTAAGAAATGTTAGACCAGCAAGAACAGAACCTTCTGTTTTAATATCATTAAGAGATAATCCTTTTGAAACATTTAAGGCAGGTTCTGGTATAATTAATATATTTGCACCGGGACACGGTTTAACAAATGGATCAACATATAGATTTAGAGGATCTGTTAAAGTTTCTCCGGGAACAGGAACTGCTTATAACCCAAATACAGGAGCATCTGGTAATCCTGTGTCAGGTTTTTCAAGTATATTAAACTTTGATGGCATATCCGGATCTAATGTTGAAAGAGCCGCGGGTTATACAATTACAACAGGGCTTTATAAAACAATTGGTGGAGTTGACCAAAGAGTTACAACAGACTATTCATTAACTAATTTTTTTCATTTTACTGTTGCAACAAATACTGCTACAGTAGGAGAAACTAGAGGAGGAGGAGTTGGCTGTTCCGTAGGACCAGTTACAATAGAATCATGATAACACATATTATAAATTGGATAAAAGCGTGGGTAGGTATTAAAGAAGAACAGATGGATCCGCATGAAGAACTTTATACAAAAGAAGCGGAATCAGATGTTCCTGTATATAAAAATGAGGATGCTGTTAAACCAGAACATTGTTCTGGTCATAAACGATTTAGAAAAAGCTGTCCTCGTTGTCAGGAGATAGTAGCGTAATGGCTGGATTAAGTGCGTCAGGATTAAAGACACAAATTAAAAATTATACCGAAACAGATTCAAATGTTTTAACAGATGCTGTTTTAGAAAATATAATTTTAAACGCACAATATAGAATTTTTAGAGATATACCAATTGATGCAGATAGAAAACAACAACTTGGTAATTTTGTTGCTGGACAAGAATCTATTAACTGTCCTGCAGGAGCTGTATTCATCAGAGGTATACAAGTTTATGACACAGCAGGATCAGAAATTACGGGAGCTAACAGATGGTTAGAAAAAAAAGATGTAACATATCTTCAAGAGTATCAAGATGTAACAGGCACATCAGCAGCGCAAGGTCAACCTAAATATTATGCTATGTTTGGTGGAGGCACAGGAGAGTCTGATACGACATCAGGGCGTATAGCTTTTGCTCCAGTTCCTAACACAACATATAGATTTAGAGTTCATTTTAATAAAATGCCTAATCTTTTAGAGAATGATGACACTAATTATATTAGTATGAATTTTCCAAATGGGCTATTATACTGCTGTTTGTCAGAAGCATTTGGATATTTAAAAGGTCCGATTGATATGTTGACTTTATACGAAAATAAATATAAACAAGAAGTACAGAAGTTTGCTTTAGAGCAAACTGGTAGAAGAAGACGAGATGATTATACTGACGGAACTGTCAGATTTAAAATTGAGTCACCTTCACCATAATAGGAGATAAAATATGGCAATTACATCGGCAATATGTTCAAGTTTCAAACAAGAACTTTTACAAGGTAAACATAGTTTTGAATCTTCAGGTGGACACACTTTTAAGATTGCGCTATTTGATAGTGATGCAACTTTAGGTGCTTCTACAACAGACTATTCAACATCAGAAGAAATTACAAACACATCTGGAACAGCGTATACAGCTGGGGGTGCAACTCTAACAAACACGGGAGTTGGTTTAACTTCTACGACTGCATTTACAGATTTTTCTGATGTAACTTACACATCAGCTTCTTTCACTGCAAATGGTGCATTAATTTATAACACAACAACAAATGGTGGCTCGTCTACTACTGATGCTGTTTGTGCAATTGCATTCGGTGGAGACAAAACAGCAAGTAACGGAACTTTTAAAATAGAATTTCCTGCAAACGACGCTACAGCAGCAATCATCAGACTAGCATAGGAGGTCGACCATGTCGACGACTTCAGGATGGGGCAGGTTCACCTGGGGCCAAGCTAATTGGAATGCAGATACAACTTTAAAAACAGGTTGGGGTGCTCAACAATGGAATGGTGATGGTGGTTGGGGAGATCTTTCTGATCAAACCGTTTCTGTTTCTTTAACAGGTATACAAATTACATCTAGTATTGGATCTGTAGATGTTCCTGACGTGGTTCTTACACCAACCGGTTTACAATCTACTTTTTCACAAGGTGAAGCTTTTGTTCCTGTTGTTATAGACGATACATTGTCTATTACGTCTTCTGTTGGTTCAGTGTCCGTGGTTGATATGCAAGTTGGTTTAACTGGCTTGTCATCAACATTTGCTATTGGATCTGTGACAGTCAATGACATGACCATTGGTTTAACAGGTCAAGAACTTACAGCAAGTCAAGGGACAGCAAAGGCACCAAACGAAACGGCTATTTTATCTGGTTTAGCAATTACATCTGAACAAGGAACTGCACAAGGTATTTCTTCACAAGAAGCACAGTTAACAGGAATAGAGTTTACAGCTAGTATTGGAACTGTAGTAATACCAAATGATGTAGTTCAACCATCAGGATTACAAGCAGAGTTTACTCAAGGAACTATTATAGGACTAGGAAGTGCTGTTGCTTCTCCATCTAGTTTAACATTAAACGCTAGTGTAGGAACTCTAGATCCTAATGACATGACTCTAGGATTAACTGGTCAGTCATTTAACGCTAATATTGGTTCTATTTCAATACCAGATATTACAGTAGGATTGACAGGGCAATCAGCATCATTTAGTATTGGTGCTGTAGATATTTTTGCTTATGGAAATGTTGACCCTGGTCAAAATAACAGTTATACTAATGTACCAACAGGAACAAATAATAGTTATTCTGATGTTGCAACAGGGACAAATAACAGTTA